GATACCAGTTAAGCCTATGATGAAATCGCTGATTGGCTCACCTGGATCTATATACCATTTTTTAGTCAAGTAGTTTTCAAAGCGATCATCTGCTCGACCAATGGCAATACCAACCTGAATGATCTTGCCACTAGGTTGATTAAGCTCTAGGTCTAATGCTAGATACTTCTGATTTTTGTCTATCAAAATAAATTACTTCCGATCCAAGTCCAAGTAGGCCAATGCCAAGTTGTGGCACCAATTAAACCAAGCATTAAAATAAAACCCAGTCTCCAAAACCACCAAATAAAACAAACCAACAAATACATAACTGCAAGTTGGCACAGCCCATCAAACCACCCCCCACTATTTGTTCCTGAAGGCACAAATGGTTTTTTTGGTACAGGGGGTGGTGGAGGGGCTTTAGCTTGCTCAATTTTTTCAATTAGCAAACAATTAGGACAGATATACATAGTCCTTGATAGATTAGGTTGTCCGCAACGTCCGCATAACTTAGTGTATGCCATATTATACTTTCTTAATTAATATACATGCATTATACAATCATTTAACCAAAATGTCAAGCATTAGTTAAATGATACATGGTAACTGACGAGTCTGGATAACTAGCACACAGCCATTCTGCCATATTTGATGCTTGATCGCTTAGTTTAACTAGATCATACTTGCCGCAGAATTTAAGGAACTGTGCGCCTACCATTGGGGTATTTTTAGGAGTAATAGCAGCTTTAATAGTAGACTGCATCTTTTCTTTAATATCATCTGGTTGAGCAGTTAGATCAACTAGAGTAACGTTGCGAAGATAGTCATCGAGAACTTTATGTTCTACCCCATTATGGTCAACCCATCGTTGTAACATTAAGTTATTCCAATTGTAACCTTTTGTATCACGATCACTAAATGCTTCTTCTAGGCCAACTTTATTCTTAGTGCCTTTAGTGCGCACACCTGGATAAGCACTAAAGATATTATCTGTAGGATCACCACGCATACACTTTTCAAATAGGATAAATTTAGGATCGGGGATCTTTTTAGGTTCTTTAGTTTTCTTATCGATTACAGGTTTACCGCGTTTGTCAAAAATACCAGTAAGCGTGTGTAATTCATCACTAATGCCGTTATATTGATTGACGTTTTCGCTGAGTAGTTGATAGAAGTCTGTGTCGCTACTAACGATAGTGTGATGGTCGTTGGGGTGAGCTTGGATAAATCCAGCAATAAGGTCATCTGCTTCGAGCTCAGGGTGTTGAAGAACTGTGCAATTAGTTTTTTCGCTGATAAAAGTCTTTAGGGTATCAAACGTTTCCCAGAATAGACTATCTTCCTCGGCTTCTTTTTCTGTAAGGGCGGCCCTGGCCACAGCACGATTTTTCTTATAAGGTTCATAAAAGTCCTTGCGCCAACTGCGTCCCTCTAAACAAAAGATGACGTGATCAGCTTTTTGATCTCTCCAACTTTTATTTATTGATGCTAAGGTAACATGGATAGCAAACCCCAGCTTATCCCAAGTATCTGCTTGGCGATGTGCTGAATGGCGTGCTCTAAAAAATGTGTTTGCGGTATCTACAAGTAAGTATCTCATGTAACAAGTATACTTTCATTTAATGATAATGTCAACTGAATTCTGCTTTCCCGCCACCTAAATCACGACGTTGAATAGTATTATTAGCACGTTTCTCTGGATCTGCCATTTCTTGCTCAAAGTTTTCCATAACTACATTCGAACACACAGCACGGAACCAATTGTCTACAATGTCTTGGTCCGTTTTGCCTTGATAGCCTGCTTTGATCAAGCGTGCTACAAAGATATCGTTCCAATCCAATTCAAATGCACCATTACTTGGATTTTCTGTGTCGATGTCCATACTCAACACTGTGACCCAAGGTTCGCCTGCGGCAGTGGCCAAGGCCTTTGGGTCTTTCTTCTTAGCAGCTTCAGCGGCTTTCTTAGCTTCTTCAGCTTTCTTGGCTTCTTTTTTAGCTTTAGCTTCAGCACGTTTAGCCTTGCGTTCTTCTGCTAATCTAGCTTCATGCTCAGCAGCCGTGCGAAGTAGTTCTTCATCTATACGTTTCTGTTCTGCTTCAGCATCACGCTTGGCCTTGCCTGTTAGTTTATCGAATAAACCCATAATTTAATCCTTAAGTGAATCTACTAGGTCCAACTGTTCCCAAGGTAAATGATCCTTACCAAAGTGTCCATAGTTAGTAGTAGAACTATATATTGGACGGAACAGCTCAAATCTATTTATAATGCCCTTTGGGGTAAGGTCAATATTCTTGTTGATCCAAGCAGTTAACCACGCATCATCGCCATAGTCGTTAGTATTAACATACACACTCATTGGCTGTTCTACACCGATAGCATAGCTAATCTGTACCGTTGCTTGTTTTGCGTGTCCACTGGCTACGATGTTTTTAGCTAGGTAGCGAGCCATATAAGCTGCTGAACGATCAACTTTTGTAGGATCTTTGCCGCTAAAAGCACCGCCACCATGAGGACAACTGCCACCGTAGGTATCCACGATAATTTTTCGCCCAGTAAGGCCAGTATCTCCGTCGGGTCCCCCAATGACAAAACGACCAGTAGGATTGATAAGAAACTCAGTATCAGCATCAATTAACTCCGCAGGCACTACGCCTTCAATATATTCCTTAACTACTCTACGTATATTTTCAATGTCAGGTGTTGCGCTGTGTTGTGTTGAACATACAATTTTAGCAATACGATTGATAGTGCCATCATCGTTGTATTCAACAGTCACTTGACTTTTAGCATCTGGACCTAACCAAGACTGTCCAAATTTGCGATGACGTGCTAGTTCTTTGACAATTTCATGACTGTAGTAAATTGCTGGCGGCATGTAATTAGGAGTCTCGTTAGTAGCATAGCCAAACATTAGGCCTTGATCACCTGCGCCAAAATTGTCAGTACCAAGAGCAATATCAGCACTTTGGCCATGTAGTAGGTTAGTAATCTCCACTGTTCGCCAATCGAATCCATCTTGTTCGTAGCCAATATTTTTGATAACTTTGCGTACGGTACTTTCGACTTCTTCCGGATGTAGAATGACATTTTTATATTCTCCAGCTAGAATTACACGGTTTGTTGTAACTAGTGTTTCGCAAGCACAGCGTACACTTGCGTCTTCACTAGACATAGCTAAATCTAAAATAGCATCACTGATAGCGTCTGCTACCTTATCCGGATGTCCTTCACTAACGCTTTCACTTGTAAACAAATAACTCATTCTTTTCCCCATTTAATTTTTAACCAGGCACGTTCTAATACGTATTGCCATACCGCCAATACTGCGTGTATTGCTACAGCATCGCCTAATCCTGTCCATATAGCAGTAATTAGCAAAGCAGTGAACCTATAGCTTAAGGTTCTGACTAGCGTTCTTTTGTGTAATTCCACTACTTGCCCCAACTATTACCCCAAAGATCAACATGTAATCTTGGGCTGTAATAATAACCACGACGCATAGCTTCATCGGCTACGTTAAATTTATTGCCATCATATACACTTACAACACCACCTACAGGCATAATGTATACAACACCTTCAAATCCTTCACTGCGATATTCTGATACAGCATCTTCAACTTCATCAAAGTCGTCTGGGGTCTCAACTACAAACTTCAAATAAGTCCGGCCTACCTGTTGATAGCTAGCTACAATCTCTGGCTTGATAGCATCTTCCCACTTCTCACCACTAGGACTTAGTTTAGCACTAACACTAAATGTAATTTCACGCTGTGTGATACTTGGAATACCTACCCAGTTTTGTAAGTATTCCACAAAGTCTGGATGTAGCTCTTGAGTACCGTTAGTTTCGAATGTGATGTTTTTCAAATCGCGCATTTCAATTGCTTCTAACAGCTCTGGATATACTTTTTGCCAACCCAATAATGGCTCGCCACCTGTGATAACAAGATGTACATCATTGCCATTGTCTTGAGCCCAACGACCATTTGGAGTCAGTGCCAACATCCGTTCAACAACCTTAGATGTTTCTTGGGTTGGACTTAAACTTTTAAACTTAGGATGCCATGACGCATAGCTGTCACAGCCTGTGTTGACTAGGGGCAAATCATCATATGACTTGTATAGTTGTACTGATTCTGCTACTACATCTGCTTCTGTACTTGCTTTGCCGCGGGGCATACCAAATGATGAGCAAGTGAAATTACATCCAAAAGTTCTTAGAAATACGCTGGGTACACCAACAAATCTACCCTCACCTTGGGCACTATAAAATATTTCACTTACTTTTAGTTTCATTTGAGTCCTTTAAAATATCAAATCCTAATTCTCTAGGGGTTTTTCCACGCCACTCTTTGGGTGTACGTCTACCTTCTAAGTTTAACATAGTATCTAAGTTTTGTAAATACTTTCTTAAGGTATTACCGTCAGTAACTACATCAAAATTGCCAAGTTCTCGTTGAGCTTTACCTTCTTTAATAGCATCTGTGCCGCTTTCAAAAACACCCCATGGTGTTTTAATTAAACCTTTAAACTGATAATTTAGTTTTCCTGCTATCTTTCTACGGGCGTTATACCATGCTTCTGTTTTAGTTTTGGGTGATGACATATTAGAAGTATCTTTAATTTTCCAAGTTTTTCCTAATTGTCCGGTTCCTATTAAACCACCGTCACCTTTTTCTTCAGTCAAGTTTGCCCAAGTATAATCGTCAACTACATTATATAAATTAGAATAATACAGCCCAGCTTCTTTTAACTCTTCTTTAGTTTGATAACTGCCTATAATACATGTAACAATATAAGAATTATGTTTTTTGATATGATTTAACCATCTTACGCCAGATCCTGTATATAGATACGGGTCTTTACTTCCACTAGTCTTACATAGATATTTTAAACCAGTAGTCATACATTTTTTAATCATTAAATGGTGTAACATATTAAACTCCTTACACTTATTTATGCTAAGGGTTTAAAACCACCACATTTAATTTCATTGGTAATCTCTATTAAATGGGTTTTCGTAGTAGTCTGTACGTTCATACGCATCCATGTAGTTTAACACGGAACTACTAGTCTTGTCAATCTCAACATTCCCAAGGGTAGACAATCCAAACATCTCGTTCTGCTTTGTTAATTTCTGTTCCACAATAGTTAACCTTTCTACTGAACTCACTACTCAAATTATCGATACACACAGCAAAGCGTACACTATTACCCCAAACAGTTTCCCACCATGGGTCGTTTGGTAAACATGAACTTTGCCAATCTTGAATAATCCAATCTAATGTACTACCTGTATCGTTAATATCATCAACGATTAATATATTTTTTTTGTTTTTTGGTAACCATTCACCATCTGGTTGCGGATTATAACCAAACGCATCCTCACTCATCCATAGGTTGCTTTCTGTATTAGCATGATCACGTAGTTTAACTTCTAAGGTGTGCATAGGAATGTCTAACATATTACTCATGATCACAGCCGGCACTAGTCCGCCGCGAGTTAGGCCTACAATGTAATCTGGACGCCAATTGTCCTTGTACATCTGTAGTGCGATTTTAGTTACCCATTCTTGTATTTGGGCATAACTATAGTATACTTTTTCAGTCATTATGTAATTCCTTTATGTGTTCTACTTCTTTCATATTATGACCAACAACCAAGTCAGTCCATCTTATTAGCATCATCAGTGCTACACCAGCATCTTCGCCCCGAAATCTAATTAGGAATTCTGGATTACCTGCCGACTTGTGACTTGGTCGCCCAACCCCATAGCGTAGTATCGGAGTTTTAGTAACTCGACCTTTAGCATCATAGTATTCACCATACGATATCAAGCCACCAATTTCCTGCCACCAAGCTAGAAAATCTTCAGGCATATCGTGTACTATGACTGTTATTTCATAGTTAATAGTACAGCCTGGCGGCAGTCTGATCAACGTAGATATTCCATAGTAACAATCTTGCCTAGCGATTCTACTAGATCGTCGTTGTCGCTGATTACATAGCGACCAATAGCTTCTGTGTCACGTTTATCATCGTAGCGATTAGTTTCAACAATCATACCGCCATTAGCACCGAACACTTTGAATGTGATAACACTCTTGTCGTCGTAGTTGTGTTCTACTCTGCGCATACCTTTACTGCTTGGTGCTATACCTGTTCTTCCATTACGACTGAGCTTTGGACTTTCTTCTAGCATAATACTTTGATTTTCATCACGACTACGAGCACGATTGTAACAACGTTGGATCCAACTATCAAACCATTTCATATTATACCTCGTCTTGATCGCTACCGCGATTTTTGTCTTCGTTTAAGAATTCATCTAGAGCAATTGCTTCTTGTATCTTAGCCCACTGCTCTGGGGTATAACTGTGGCTACCATCGCAATCACCACTACGACTGCGACCACAACCACATGTACCAAAACTACCACTTTCTGTTACTCTTACCTGCATGATTTATCCTTTATATGCTCTGACACTAATAATTAAATCTGTTTTTTCGTCAAATGTAATAACATCAGTGACATAAAATTGTTCTTTGCCATCAACGGTGATCCATAGTTCAGCGACCACAGTAGGGCCATCTTGATATAAAGCAAACGGAGTAACAGCAATAGTGTCTACGCTGTCAAATATCTTCTTATATACTGCTACAGTATCTGCTTTATTGCCAGTGTTATTTTCCCAATCATGTAGGTGTATAGTATCAGCAAACATGTCACTAACTAACTCTAAGTTTTTTGTGCTAAAATGAAAAAAGTATTCTAAACATCTATCTTTATAACCAGACCACATTATTTTTTCTCCTTGATATCTCTAAGTGTATTAGCGCGATGACGCCAAAATTTAACATCTTCTAATAGGCTTTCGCTTAGATTCTTATAGCGAATAAGATCTTTGCGTACTTGTTCATCTATTTGTTCGTAGGCCTTTTGGCGATCCTTGGCCTTACGATCATTATACATGTTAAGTCCAAAGAAAATGC